GGAACTAGACCCTTGTCAAGAGAAATAATTTTAGCGTAGTTTATAGCAAAGTAAGCTGGATCGTTCATGCATTTGGCGTATTCTCGGACGTCTTCCTTTGTCCATTCTGTAACTACACCATCTCTTTTTACATTAACGTTTCCAAGATATGTTTCATTCATCTTTATAGTCTTTAATGTCAATTACATTATCAGTATCAGTTTCTTTCAAGAGCATTCTTTGTAAATCAGTAGTGGATCCTACAAACAAGTTATTTGTCGTTCCGTTAGGTAAACCTTTTAGTTCGTCCTTATGCTTATATGCTTTCTTTTTCTTATGCATATCCATAAGGTTACCATTGATGTCAGCTACTGTTTTCATCGTAGTAGCTAAAACTTCAAAAGCTCGGGGATGCTCAGTGTTACGTGCCACGTCCATCATATCATCAAGCGCAGCTGATCCTTTTACTAAAAGATCATGATACATTTGACGAGCATACTCAAAATCATTTTCTGCATTATCAGAATCATTCATCATGCACTATCCACCGATTGAACTAATGTTTCACTGAATCCAAAATCAGAATCAGGACTTACGGATATAGGGTTAGGTTTTACTGTAAGAGTTTCAAGTAACTCATCAGAATCAAGCATTCCACTGCCGATCTGAAAGAAGTTATTTATTGAAGTTCTAACGATACCAGCTTCAGCGATTGGCCCGTAGAAGTTCGCTTTCATTTCAAAATCAATTGTATATATGATCGTACGTCTTTGTTCCATCGGACCTTCAAAGTCGTCTGTAAATGTTACGCCTGCAATTGTGATCGGAACATCTTCTTTAATATCCGGTATGCTACTCAACGGTTTTACTGTTAAAGTGTATGTAGGATTAAATCTTGGAAGAATCTGTTCTACTATTTGTAGAGCGTCATCTTGATTCTTAGTGAATATGTTTAACTGAAAACTAAGATTATAAGGTACGTAACTATAAATTCTATTACGTGTATTAATAGTAGTACCATTATTAATGTAGTTGTTTATCTTTGGTAACTGACGTGCAGTGTCGTATGAAATACCTAATATCTCAAATGACATACGAGGTAACTTTACCGCAACACTTTGATCTGTTTCTAAATTAGGGAATGATCTAATTCTTTCAAGAAACTTTTGCTTTGGTGCATATGCTAAAGGAACTTTTACTTGAGAAATTGTGGCTCCAGATGAGTTCTTTCTCAAAATGTATAAATCATTAAACATACGTCCAAAAAGGGCGACGCTTTTTCGCATTCTTTGATGATAAAAATGTACTCCAAACATTAGCTAGGATCTCCAAACGGGTTAGATTCACTGAAGTCAAGGAAGTCAGTTAGTGTTTCAAAGAAATCGTTTTGTGCGTTGACTTGCGCAATTGTTTCGTTAATAGCAGAAATAGTACGAGTCAAAGTTTGTTCAGCAGAATCTTCGGATTTAACGATACCAGCTGCTGTGAACAAGTGGAAGTTACCATCGTCTGCTCCAACATTCGCAACCGAAAGAACATTGCTTGAATCATTGTAATCTACAATCTCACCAGAAATAATTACACCAGTAGATAATGTTTGGGTAAGTGTATTACCAACTATAAATCCAGTGTCGGCTGAATCTGCAAGTGTAAGATTTGCGGTGTAACCTTTTTTCTCGACTTGATCAATATCAACAACACTTGTATCAAAGTCTTCGTCGTTGTAATCAAATAGTTCACAACGCAGTTTAAAAGTTGGTAGATTTTTTAATTGATAGAACGGCTGTTCATGCTCAACAAACATGATTTCAAAGATTTTTTTAGAGAATGGTACATAAAGTAAGTCACCTTCATGTGGTCTTACAGCTTGAATCTCGTTATCAAGTCTTTTTACAGTATGATTCCACCTGCGTTTTGAAATAACAAAGGTTGCTTGGTCTCTAATCTCAACACCAAACTTTGTAAATAAGTCTCCCTCTCCATCGAATCCTTCTACGTTTTCGATGTACATCTCAACTTTATACGCTGAATTAAATCTTGAAGGAACATCTTCACCAAGTATTCTATCCTCGTTAACTATATCACGAGGTAAGTAATAAATGTCTTGGCCAAACATCTTCAGTGACTCTATCACTATATCTTCGTAAAGATCCTGTTCGCCTTTTGCGCCTTGAGTAAAGTAAAGATTCGTGGCCATGAATTACCCCACAAAGAAGTCAGCTGGCATCTCGTGCTCAAGCCTAATTACTTCTCTTAGTCTTTCTATTTCTGCCATCGCGTCTTCGAAGATCTGACGTCCGTTTATTGTTACACCACCCGGAAGCTGCATGCCTTCGAATTTAATTAAGTTAGCACCCCATTGTCTTTTTATTAGTGCTGTAGTATAGTTCTTTAACCACATATCATTAAACACAGAAGTATTTGTCGTAGGCTCTACTATTTCAAACACTTCAGCAACAAGATAATCGCCTTCTACTAAGTCTTTTGTTTCTTTTTCACCATGAATATAAAGTTTGTTCTGATGTCTAGAATACTGAACAAGAGGATGTCCATTGAGCTTCATATCAATTAATGATAGGTACTGCTGCATCTGTTCGTAATAAGCCAGATCACCCATATATGAATGCATGTTAGCAATATCATTGAGATGAAGTTGATATTTAATATCAAAGAAATCTTTTGTCAGAGAACCTGACGCGATAGGAAATAACTTTGAAACAAAAATGATGTTAGATGAGATAGGAATGTATTCGTTTGTTACGTCAGTAGCAGTGATCTGATGTTTTAAGTACGTGCGCAGAGTCGCGTCAGAATGAAACTCTTGATAGTACTGCAAAGCTTCATCTACTCGATCTTCAAGCTGATCTGGATCTACGTTGATTTCAATGACTGGATCACCTAGCTCTCTGAGGCAGTAATCAATCAGTCCTTGTCGTGTGCTTGGGTTCGCCATGTCTGTATCCTATTAAACACTGTTAACAGTATTTATAAGGTTTATGTTTTAACTAAGAGTTTGGTTGCAGATATAGCAGTCCCTGCCAATACACTTGGGCTACCTGCTGTTTCACTAATCGTTCCATCTGTCTGTACAAAGTATTGTTGTCCTGTGGTAAGACCGATCTGATTGTCCGATACAGACCCTATGATGTCTAATCTCGCAGGTTGACCACTAGCTACTTCTGCTCTGGTGGTTGCTATAGTGCTTGGACTAAAAGTAAATGATGTACCATAATTTGAATTGCCCCCATCATAAAATGATATAACTGTTTTTTGTGCATTAGTATCATATGTAGCTTGCATATATGCGGAGTTAGCAGCGTTAAAAACAGTTGGCGCATCAAAGGTTATGTCTGTACCGCTGACTGTTCCAACAACTAAGTTACCATAGTTACTATTTCCTTGATCTCTGTAAGCTATGATAACTTTTCCTGCATTAGAATCATAGGCAATACCAAAATATTCAGCAGCGCCACTTTCAAAAACAGATTCAGATCCAAAGCTTATAGAGGTACCAGAAACCGTTCCGATAATAGCCGTACCATAGTTTGAGTTTCCTGCATCTTTAAAAGCTATAATAATTTTTTGAGAAGGTGCGTAGTAAAGAGGCTCACCTTTTTCCGTTGAGGCGTTATTCCAAACAACAGCAGAGCCATAACTAATAGATGTCCCACTTACCGTTCCAACTTTTGCTTTACCTTTTTGTGAGTCACCATAGTCAGTATACGACACTACTACTTTTTGAGCGTTAGGGTCATAAACTGGAGCGACATCAGAAGTGCTTCCACTATTTACAACAACAGGCGTTCCAAAAGAAATACTCGTACCGCTTACTGTTCCGACTATCGTATGACCATAAGTAGCGTTAGTGCTTTGTTGCCGCCTATAGCCTATAACGATTCTTTGAGCGTTTGAATCATAAGCAATTCCATATATAATACTGTAAATGCTATCAAAGATCACAGTTGACCCAAAGCTTATAGACGTTCCAGACACAGTGCCAACTACAGCCCTACAAGGAATAGGTTGATTTGAATCCCTAAAAGCTATGACTACTTTTTGAGAAACAGAATCATAAGCTATTTTCATATCATCGGCACCAGTATGAAAACTCGTAGGACTTCCAAAAGAAATAGACGTACCACTTACAGTTCCAACTATTCCCTTTCCCTTTGAACTATCACCACCATCGTTATATACTATAACAACTTTCTGAGCATTTGCGTCATAGACACTATTTACAAAAGGTGAATCTGCTGCCTCAAAAACTGTTTCTGCCCCTGTAGCGGCAGCATCCCCTGTCTGAACAGCCAGGCCCCTCGACATACCAATGTAGTTTTCTGAGGTGATGTTGGTGGCGGTGTGGCCTGTTTGAGAAACAATAGCAGTACCCTGACTAGAGTTACCTTGATCTTGATATGCTATTACTACTTTTTCAGAATTAGAGTCGTAGGCAAGGGATATGTTACCACCATTGCCTTGCTCAAAGACCACTTCACTGGCAAAACTGATAGAAAGTGCACATATAGGACC